ACGTTCCACCTGCGTTCAGTAATGTAAAGTTTGAACCGCCACCAGCAGGTGTAGCCCAACTTGGCAAACCGCCTGCCACTGTGAGGACTTGCCCAGTGCTACCAATGCCGAGTCTAGCTGGTGTAGATCCACTTGATGAATAAATAGTATCGCCCGTAGTGGTCATTGGGTTAGTCATGCCAGTAGTATCTAAATTAGCCCAAGCACTGCCAGTGTAATAAGTAGTTACGTTTGTATCTTTTAGATAAGCAAAATTACCTTCTTGCGGAGATGTTACAGCTGCATCTCTAGCAGCAGCGCTGGCAAAAACCCACACGCCTTGCATTAAATATCCATCTACGTCGGCGGCAGTTAATACCTCGCCTGTAGTAAAATCCTTAAACCCTAAACCAGCTGCCATCTTTACTCCTTAGTAACTTAGGACATTATAGCCCAAAGTACCATAAATGCTATTATTTAGGATAAATGCATCTATGACTGGCTCTAGTGTCGTGAACGTAGTTTTCCAACTATTCGGGGTAATCATCATCCGAACCCCAAAAATCTGTAAAGTTTTTTCTAAAAGCGATCCGCCAGGCTGGGTAGTCTTGACTGTAATCGGATCAAAAAAGTCTAGGCCTAAAGCTGCCAATATGCCTGAGTTATAGTTATCGGTATATAGATCTAGGACTATGGCATCTACACGTATTGAGGTTTCTTGCCTAGAAGCTACATAAGCCTGAGCATAATCTAGGGCTACGGCATCTGATTCCATAAGCAGGTTATCTAAAAAGTAACTATGCAAAAAGTATTTATCTATGCTGGCTTGATTTAGGGCTACTTGTGGGCTACCACCAGCTCTAGTAATTGTGGCTTTGTTAAATACCAGTACGTCATTTAATACCCAGGTAGCATCAAAGTAATCTATGCCTGTGCCATTATCTGCAAAAACTGTAGGTGTGCCACCAATAGATCCAGCTGTAACACCTCTATCTTGAAATACAAAGTTGTTGTCAGCATCCACATAAATAGCGCCATACTCTGATTCTGACACTGTAAACAAAGCTTGTAGTGCTGTGCGGTTTGTGCCTGGATCTGCTTGTAATGTAGTTAAACCTGCATCAATATCACGCTGTGATGCTGGCCAATCAATTTCGTCTAATATCTTATTAACTCTAGTGCCAGATAATTGCCCTGCGGTAGCGCCAGTAACTGTAGATATTTGTGCTAACTGGGCTAATCTAAAAGCATCTACAGCTTGAATAGTAGTCATGGCTAAATCGGCTTCTGATTCATCTGGGTAAGTTGTAACATAACTTGTAATAAATCCTGAAAATATAGGATAAGTAGTAGCACCATAGGTAGCAGTAATCTGCACCTTCTTCATAGGTGTTAACAAATTGTAATAAGGCCCTGATACATTCTGTGGATTAAAATCGCCATTCTGATCTACTATGCGTAAAGTCATTGTGCCAGTTTGAAATTGATCGCTTAATGCGGTACGGCCTCTATTGGTTTCAATACGATTAACCCTGTTAGATACATCCACAATTACAGCTGTGGCATCTCCCAAAATATTTACATCTAATTTGCCTTCATCTAAAATAAGAGTTTGAGCAAAACCAGGACCAGTACTAAAGTTAATTATGGCATTTATTACTGGTACTGTCATGCGATAAATCCAGCGGGTACTGTGCTATATCCAGATCTGTTTGCTATTTGAATACTCTCGGCAATAGCCTGGCTTAACCTATCGCTATTAGCATCTACTGTAACTCGGATTTCTGTAGGTACTTGGCTAGAAGTTTGTTGAGCCAAAAACTCATTAATGCGAGAGTTTAATTCTCTGGTACTTTCCATACCTAAGTTATATTCAAAGGCTTTAATTTGCTCATTTTTAGCCTGAACCTCTGCTAATGCATAATCGTATGTAGCGCCACCGCCGCCACCTGTACCCATTGTGCCACCAAGCTTCATAATCATTGCGGCAATTCTGGCGTTAAGAGATCTAATAGATTCTAAAGCCTGATCAAAGGTAGTTACCTGGCCTTCAATAAACTTATTAATCTTATCGGTCATTGATCTAATAGCTTCTAATGCTATATTAAAGTTTTTAGCGAATTGTGCGGCAGCTTCGGCAGCATCAAGTTCTGCGTTTGCTTTTTTAGCCAATGCCTCATCATTTTTGGCAATAGCGATTAAACCATCTAGTCTTGCTTTAACTTCATCTGTGGTAGCATCATTTCTTGCTTTTTGTAAACCAATTAACTCTAAATCAAACTTTTCTTTTAACTTGTCTAACTCTGTTTTTTTCTTTAGGACTTCGTATTCTTCTTTGCGCTTACCTGTAGATAAAGAAATGATCCTAGCCTCTAAACGTCTATTTAGAATACGTGCTTTTGCTAGGGTAGAACTTTCTTCTGGGCTTAATTTTCTAGCACTTGTAGCAGCGCCAAGCACGGCACTTCCGCCAACAATAGTAAATGCAGCAGCTACAGCCTTAGGGCTTTTACTGGCAATGGCTATGGCTATTAAACCAGCCTTAAATGTTGGGTTACTTACTAAGTCAGTAAAGCCTTTAGTTAATTTGGCTATTTCTCTAATTGCATAAGCTATGTTATCGCCTAGATTTTCAAAGTCTGTAGCAAGGTTAGAAACTGATTGATCTTTACTTAATATGGTTAAAGCATCAACTAACCCTCTACCGATAGATTTAGTAGCTTCGTCTGCGCCCTTTTTAAGCACATCCATTTTGCCTGTATAAGTATCTAATCTAGCGGCGGCCTGCCCCTTAAATCTTTCTTCAAGTGCAAGCATGATCTTATTCATGTCGCCAGTTTTAATTATGTTTGCATCTATACCTGTGTTTAGATTTTCTATTGCTTTAGTTTTACCTCTAATACCTGCCGCTAAAGCATTAACTACTGTGTCTAAACTTTCACCAGTGCCAGCACTTATGTTTAATGCAGCCTCTAATGTTCTTTGTGATAAGCCTACAGATTTTGTTAGGTTAAGAAATGTTTGAAATGGCTTGCGTAAATCAGTTAATATTGCATAAGTTTTTTCTAAAGACTGTATATAGTTTTCTACTTCTTTTACTCTAAACGCATTGCCAGTATTTTCTAACTGCAACTGTAGTGACTTGGCTGCGGCCTCATCTTCGGCAAATACTCTAACTGCCTTTTTGCCAAATGCTACTAATGCTGCCCCACTAAAGGCAACGCCAAAGGTACGTGCAAAACTTTTAACACGCTTTTCAAATACGTTTACATCTTGCTGTGCTTTTTTAAGCGCCTTACCATTCCAAGTGGCTAACGCCGAGACGACTACATTGGCCACTATGCCACCTTCTTTAATTCTGTTTTGTCATTGAAATAATCAGCGCCTGCTTTTACTGCATCTACAATAGCTTCATAGATTCTAGGACTATCTTTTGCCCAGGCCTTGTAAATTAAGCGGCCTTGTCCTTTTTTACCAGCGCTTCTAACATCTTTAATTTTTGGCTGCTTAGTAAGTTCTGGTAGATCAGTTACGAATTGATAACCTGCAAATGGGTTATTAGAGTTATAGGCACTTTTCGCTCTACTCTTACGTCTAGCTGTGCCAGCTTGCTTATACGCCATTGTGCCGCCACCTTCATTTACAGATGTAAATGGCGCTCTACCTTGTGGATTTAATCGACCTGCGGTTTCATAAATGCGGCCAGCTGCGCTAACGTTGTAAACGTAATTTTCTACTTGAAAACCATTTTTGAATCTTCTGTTTTGGCCTTCTTTGTAACCTATGCCACCTTTAACTGTATTAGCATCATATTTTGGAAATGGTCGATAATCTATATTTGAGGATATTGGTTTAGACCAGCCAGACAATACTTCTGCATTACTTGGCACATAGCCTTTAGCGGTAGCTTCTACCTGGCGCATTAGTGGACTAATGGCAGTTTTAATGCGAGCATAAAGATCTTCGTCGATAAAGCTAAGGCCTTTCATAACCTCTTTAACGCCTACGACCTCGGCTGGCATTTTTACTCTCCTTAGCTCTATCGGTCAACACTTGAATAATTGCCCGATACATTTCCGAATCCATGTTAATAAACTCGCTAGGCGGTATTCCAGTTTCTACGGAAATCTGAGCAATGCCGTAAAGGATAGAATCCCGCTGTGTTATTTTTTTTCTTCGTCTAATACCTCGACAGTTTCTAGGCTGTCAATAAACTCTGCATTAAATAAAGGTACTTGTGCGCCAGACCTGCGCAAGCACTCCCAAGCTAACCAATAAATATGAGTTTGCTGTTCATGCTCACGCAGCATCTTGCTAATACCTGCGCCATACTTCAATTCGAAAGCGTACTCGACACCTGGTGTTATCTTGTGTTCTGTGACTTCACCAGTAGCCCTTGTAATCTTTAGCTTTGCCATTGTTACTCCTTAATTAGAACGCCACTGATGGCGATACTGTGATTGCAGAGTTTACAGTAAATGTAATGCTAGATGTAGCAATTTCGGCTACTCCAGCTGATCCGATTGGTGTTAGGTTATTTACCAGGATTGAGAATTGGTAAGTAGGGTTAGCAGCTGATACGGCTGTGCCCTTAACTGTAATAACTGATACAGATAAAGTCTTGCCAAATGCATCATTTAGTGTCTGGCTGACCTCTGATGAAGCCCAGTCATTCATAAAGTCGATAGTAAATGTGCCTGATTGTAGACCTGCTACGTAGCGGTGAGCGGTGTCACCCATAGCGGTAATTTCTAACTCATCTACGATTTGATTGATAACAGCGCTTGATACGATGTCGCTGATATCGATTGAAGGTGTAGTAGGCGCTGCGTTGGTAGCCAACTTAACGCCGACGTTGTTATTTAAGTATATTGCCATTGTTACTCCTCGTCATTCTTGTTGGTTATTGCTTTGCCTTTTGGTTCTTCTTTTATTTGGCCTGTCTTGATTAAGAAGGCTAAATCATCTTCTCTGCTCATTTTAACTCCAGCTCGTTAGGATTGATACTGTTATTTCTGACGTTAATAAATCTCCACTTGCCGCACTTGTTATAGCTGGAGCGGAGACACTTGATATATTCATAACTAAAGATGATGCTGCTAATTTAGTTACTACTGCCACTATAAAATCTTCCATACCTTTTAGGTTGCCTTGATTGTCAAATGCCGGTACTGCCATTAATATTCTAAAATTAGCCAAAGGTAATACTGTAATATGGTCATTGTTGCTCGGCACAATATAAGGATCGCTAGGGGTTACGACCACACTGTTTGCAAGCAAAGTCGCTGGTGGAAAACTAAATACTGACCATACACCTGCGTTAGTTAAATCTGTTGCAAGTGTGCCACGGAGTGTTGTTATTGCAGCCATTAGCCTACCAATGATGCTGGCGCTGAATAAGGCTGGATGAGACCACGCACTCGGTTAATCAGCTGATAACCCATCCGATAAGGGCTGGCACTGATCCCATCCATACCTACCCCACCAGTCTGGCTCACTTGACGTGCTTGCCAGATATCAACGGCAAGAA